CAATGTTTCACGTGAAACATCACGCTATGGCTGCGTTCCAAAAGCGGGGAAAGGGGACCCTGAGACGGGGGGCCTGTTTTGCCACGCTGGTACGGTGGGCCTGGGCGTCAGGGACCCTCACTCATCCTGGGCCTTCTCCCTGGCTGCAATGAGCAACTGCCGCAGACTGTCGCGCTGCGAAGCGTCCAACGCGCGTGCATCTAGCTGCAATGTGTTGTTGTTCACGGTGATTGCCGCGCCATCCATCGGCTTGTCAGCAAGGCGCAAGTTGTACTTTCCCGCCATCCGTATACGCGTATCAATTCGCATTCTATCGCGTTGAATTGCCGCGTGATTTACCTGTACGTCACCAATGGGATTGCCGTTGTCATCCGTTGGCGCGGGAATGAGATCGCGCGAGTCATCATCCGCAATGCGCAAACACTGATCGAGTAGCACGCTGCCCATGTTTTCGCGCGCGCGTGTGTAGGCAAGAGCAAAGGAAGGGCTTTCTTCTATTCTCTCATATACTGTAGCGGGGCTTGGCATATGATCTAGCTCGCATATGAAAGCGAGACTCTGCCCATTGCTCAATCTATTAAATAGCTCTTGCTCTAGGTCTTCCGTCCATTTGAACCTAGGTCTTCCCCTGTAGGCTTGTATTTGCTTATCAGCTCTTGCGTGCAATTCTTGCCAAGCTTTGCTTTCCTCTTCCGCTAAGGCCTTGTTTCTTTCTGCTAGCCTTTGCGCCTTAGCTTGCGCCTTTTCCTCCGCGCTTTGCTTTGCGTTGCTAGGCTTGCTTGCCTTTGCGCTTGTATCGCTTGCCATTGCTCAATCCCCCATTGCTGAAAGCCTCGCCATGCAATTGCTAGGCTTAAGCTCAATTCAGCAACGCAAGGCAATGACTCCCCATATGCAAACTATAGCACCAAACCTGGTAAATTGCACCAAAATGGTTTTCACAAGGCACAAAAAAGCCCCGCGTTGAACGGGGCTTGATTGCTAAGCTTGGCGGGGCTTAGGCCTTTTCTAATAGCTCTACAAAATACTGTTCCAAGACTCTTACGTTGTTTAGTGAAGCAACTAAATTGCACGCCTCTAAAAGCCCCGCGCAAAATAGGAATTGCTCACTAGCGGCTTGCCATTGGCGCGCGTTGTCAATTGTGAGGATTGACTCATATCGTGTTTGCATGATGGCGACTCCTATTGTTAAGGTTTAGTTTACCATGCGCCAATGGATTCCAGCGCTTGCCGATCCTTATCTAAGCCGTGGCGCAAGGCGGCTTGCGCGCGCGGCGATAAAGCCATGAAAAAGGATTCAATCTCATTTGAGATTGCGCGCTGTTCGGGGCTTAAAAACATCTGCCCCATAATCCCCACCTTATAGGGATTAACGTTTAGCATAAGCGCGGACCAAGCCGCGTACGCTAGCGTGTCGGCTTTAGGCGCGCTTGCGAGTAGCAAACCTTTACGGGGGCCTTTGGTAACAAGCGCGGCTTGCAAGGCGGCTTGCGCGGTATCAGAGAGCTTAGGCATTGGCGACTCCTATTGTTAAGGCCTTTTCTTTATATGGCGTCACGCCATAAAAGCCAAACCCATTTTGGTGTTTTTGCCAGGTTTTGGGTCACGCTGTTTTTGGCGTATGGCGTAGCGCCATATATAACAGCAATGGGAAAAACCCTAAAAAGGAGTCGTACTATGGAAAACCGAATCTATAGCGTTGATTCAGCTAAAGCCGCTAAAGCCGTCCAGTATGGATATCTAAACGCGATACAATATAAAGCCCCGGCCAATATTGCCGGAGTCGGGAATCTATGCCCGAAAGCTAGCGCGGCTTGCTTAGCGGCTTGCCTTGGCTGGTATTCCGGCCATGCTAGCATGGTAAAAAGCGATCAAGATCGGAATAGCGTTAGGCAAAGCCGGATCGATAAAGCGCGCCGATTTATGACGGATCGCAAGGCCTATCTATGGGACGTTTGCCGCGCAACGGCTTTGGCCTATCGTAAAGCCAAGAAAGCCAAGCTAAAGCTTGCTGGTAGACTCAACGGTTCCACCGATATCGCATACGAGGGAATAGCAATTGAGCTAAACGAAAAACAAGCCGGAATCCTTTCCAAGCTTTGCGCGCGTAAAATTAAGCCCGGTAAATACAAGAATATTTTTGAGCTATTCGCCTTTGTGCAATGGATTGATTATACGAAAAACGCGGCAAGGCTTTACCGGGCATTGCCTAGCAATTATTGCCTGACTCTTAGCTATAGCGGCACAAATAAAGCCGATTGTCTTAAGGCGCTTGGCGCGGGTCATAACGTGGCGGTGGTTTTTGGGGACGGCTTGCCAAGCCATTGGAACGGCTTTCCCGTTATAGATGGCGACTCCCATGACTTGCGCCACCTAGACCCGCGCGGAGTCGTTGTCGGGCTTTCACCTAAAGGCAAGAAAGCCAAAGCCGATAAGGAGTCGGGCTTTGTAGTTTGGTCCAAAGCCGCGCCAAGCCTAGCACTAGCGGCTTAAAACCCTAGGCCCTATCTCAAAACTAGGCCCCGCCACGCGCGGGGCTTTTTTATTGCCTAGACTCCAGCCTATCCCATAGGGGCTTGCGGGGCTTGCTAGCGGCTTGCCATTGGCGGGGCTTGCGCGGGCTTATCTCAAAACCATAGCAGACTCGCGCGCGGTTTTTAGGCTAGCGGCTTGCCTATGCATTGCCAGGATCGCGCCAGGGCAACGCGCCAGGGCTTGCCAGGGCTTGCCTTAGAAAGCCCGATGCTTTCGCGCGGCTTGTTTCGACCCCGGCTTGGCTGGAGTCAATCGGTCGATTGCGAATGCAACGCCCAAGATGATCAGCGGGAGACCAACAAAAATAAAACCCGCCAAGCCCAATATTGCCATGTCAGACATGATGCCCCCTTGCCCTCTGCCACGTGCCACGATGGCCCTCTGCCCTCTGCCATCTTAACACGATGCCACGATGCCACGTGCCACAATAGCAGATGCCACGATGCCCTTTGACCCCTTGCCACGTTGCCACGTTGCCATGATGCCCTCTGCCATGATGCCACGATGCCCCCTTGACGTATGGCGTAGCGCCATGTTATCAATGCCACGCTGCGATACCAGCAAGGAGTCTAATATGACAACACTGCCACGATACATTGCCGACCTGTGCGGCATCTTGGAATCTGCCCCCGTGACCATCGGGCGCGGCCAAAACAAAAGCCCCGAAAGCCCCCTGCAAACCATAACCAACGCAGACGGATCGCGAACCGTTACCTACTTTGGCCGCGAAATCGGGCACATGACCCGCGCCAAGATGCCAAACCGTGATGCCCAGCATTGGATCGCGGTTACCACCAACGGCGATACTAAACGCTGTTTCAGCGAAAACCATGCCCGCACATGGATCATTGAAAACACCTATTGAGGAGTCGAACAATGCAATGGACAACGCTCCGCTTTGATAGTTTCCGCCAGATGGTGGAATGGCACATGGCACATAAAGACCGCTACGTGATCCATGTCCTATCTTATAAGCCGTCTTTCATCTTGGAATATCGCGAACGCCGCACAACAAAGAAGGAGTCGGACAATGCAACACGTTGAAATCGAAAACGACAATGAGGTTTCGATCTCAGACGGCGATTACGTGCTGCGCGATGGCGCGGCATGGCTGTCGGTCAATGGCATGACGGTTCGCATCAAAGCGCGTGGCACTGGCATTGACATCCGTGTGTGGGAGGGCGACATGGTCGCGCCTGATCCGTTCTTTGAAGCCAATGCCGATCCGCATTGGACAGACCCAGAAGAAACTGATGGCCCTTGCCCGCTGCGGGCTTGGTACGATACCAGCAAAGAACTGGAATAGGAGTCAAAGATGGAAACCGAACTCGAACAGGCATATGCGATTTTGAAAAAACACGGACAGATTCCGTTTGTTGTTTTGCGTGTGCAAGAAGTCAAAGAGTATATCAGCGAATACGCGCAATGCCTTGGGGACGCAACAGACAGCGACATTCTAAAAGCAATTGATGAAACATGGTCTACATGGGATTGCAGCGAAGATTGGCGCTTTATTGTTGAGTGCGTGATGGATAAACTGGAAAAGAAGGAGTCGAGCAAATGAAAGTAGAACTTAAAAACATCAAGATCGTGCAAGCTTTGTCAGAGGAAACGCTCTGCTTCACTGCGGTCGCATATGTTGATGGCAAAAAAACCTTCTATGTTTCCAATCGCGGGCATGGTGGATGCCATGAATATACGGAAGTAGACTGCAAAGCAGAAACACGCGCGCGGTTCGATGCTGTCGATGCATGGGCTAAATCACTGCCACCAGAACACCACAACGGCATGGAATTTCCGCGCGATCTTGATTGCGTCATTGATGATCTGGTGATCGAACATGAACTGCGTCAGATTCTTAAGCGCATGACAAAGGGCAAAATTGCATTCATCCGCAATAACAAGCTTTGGACGCAAACCCTACGCAACCCAGACCCGAACTATATGGGCTTTGCCATTGAAACCTTCAAAGCGAAAAACCCTGAAGCGCAGGTTCTTAATGATATGCCAGAAGAAGATGCTATTGCATTGCTGAAGGTTGCGGCATGAAAGTGTTAGTTGCTTGTGAGTTTAGCGGAACCGTGCGCGATGCATTCATTGCGCGCGGTCATACCGCAATCTCATGCGACCTATTGCCGACTGAAAAGCCGGGGCCGCACTATCAAGGCGATGTCTTGCCAATCCTGAACGAGGGCTGGGATTTGATGATAGCACACCCGCCTTGTACCTATCTCACATCGTCGGGATTGCATTGGAACAAGCGCAGACCTGAACGCGCAAAGCAAACTGAAGAAGCGATCCACTTCGTAAAGATGCTAGCGGCTGCGCCAATTCCGCGCATCTGCATTGAGAATCCTATCGGCTGTCTGTCTACGCGGTGGCGCAAGCCCGATCAGATCATCCAGCCGCATCAGTTTGGGCATGATGCTAGCAAATCCACCTGCCTGTGGTTGCGCGGCTTGATGCCCTTGCGGCCAACTGAACACATTGCGCCGCGCATGGTAAATGGCAAGCCGCGTTGGTCAAATCAAACTGACAGCGGACAAAATAAGCTTGGCCCATCGGCTGATCGTTGGGCCTTACGTTCTCTCACTTATCCCGGCATTGCTCAGGCAATGGCCGAACAATGGGGCTGACATGATTTGGCTTGGATTCATCGTGTATATGATCGTATGGGCAGCAGCTATGCTGTTTGTATCAATTCTGTTTCCGCGCAAGAAAAAGCGCGGCCATCATTGAAGACATCACTAGACTTCGACTCCCTAGTGATGCTTCAATAGTTGCGCGGTGGCGGTTACACCCAGTGCCGCCATCGTCGTAAACTCAGACTAGGGCCGGGATCGCCTCACAACGCCCGGCCCATTTTCATTTGACCAATCGCAAATGCCCACCGGGCTGTGACCATGTTCCGTGATGGTGGTCGTTCCAGTCCTGCCCCGCCAATGGTGGGATCATCACTTGCACCTTGCGCTTAAACTGAACCTCTAAACGATTGGCGAGGGCATACGCTTTGGCCTGCCCGGTAAAGTTCATATCATTGTCACCGAACACCGTAATCTGTTCGGCTTCCTGCGGTGGAATCCACTTGCTCAAGAGGTTGCCATTCACGCAAGCCCAGACAGGCATATCGAACATGATCGCGGCACTGATCGCCGTCTCAATGCCCTCTGCGACACCCATGACAGCTTTTGTCGGGCCTAAGCGGATCGCGCAGCCATCCGGCAACTTGCCCGGCATCACCTTCTTTGCCTGATCAATAGCTCTCTTCCGGCCATCCCATGTCAGGGCGGTCAGATGAAGGTTTGCCACCTTGTCGCCCTCTGCGGTCAGAATACGCGCCACCATCAGCGGGTAACCTTTGTGGATGGCCTCACGGATCGCATTAGAAGGCCACAGACAGCCAACGCGGCTGCACAAGTACCTACCCACCGGGCCGCCGTCCAATGGCTCTCTAGAGCCTTCCCAGACGCGCCTGCGAGCATCCCGCTGTTGGACCTCCTCCAGGTTTGGCCCGGTCGCTTGGAAATCGCCACGCTGTCCGAATTGCTGTTCAATCACTTCCGCGATCTCCCGAAAGCTTCGCCCGGTCACCTTCTGCGCGAGCATGAAGCCATCACCCCCGCCACAGCCGCCGCAGATGTACCCGCCCTGCCCATATTGATCGTCCCACCGAAATCGGTCGTGACCGCCGCAGATCGGACATGGACCGTGCTTATTGCGAAGGTATTGCTCACCCACGCCAAGGGCAATGAGGATGGATTTCCAGTTGCCCTTTGCAATCTGCCCGATCCTCATTTGGTGTGAACCTCAAATGCGATTGATGACAGCATGGCGAACAGCGCAGCGAACGCACACAATTTCCAATCGTGATCATTGAACCATGCGAACAAAGTCAGCACTGCCATGACCCATGCAAACAAAAACATCATGCCACCCTCCCAAGCTTCTCTTTCTGCTTTGCCTTGCGGATGTTGCGTGCCGTGATCCAGCTCTGCACTTCAGGGGAGACCAACTTAGCTGGCACGTTCAAGATCGAGTTATCAGGCCGCACACCAAACTTGTCTTTGTATGCCCAATATGCCCAGCCTTTTTTGTAGCCACGCAAATCGGCATGAAGGACAAACTGCGAATACCACCGTTGCTTATCGACCATCGAATACTGTTGCTTTTTCACTTTCTTATCGCGAGTCAGTTCCATCAACTCGCCTTCATCAATTTCAATCTGAGACCTTGCCTCTGGCACGAAACCGCATGATGGACATTTGGTCACTTTTGGCGGTCGCAGGAAATGACAAGACGGGCATTCTTTCGGTTGCGGTGCTTGACGTTCAACCAGGTTGCGCCTTGCAACGCCATCATCTAACTCGTTGTGATGGATGTCAGTCACGAAACCCAAACGCAGCGTTGTGTCGCTGTGGTCCAAGATCAAACAATGATCTTTGCCATCTGCTTTGCGAAGCCCACGACCGATCATCTGCACATACAAGATTTCTGACTTCGTAGGCCGCGCCAAAATGATGCAACGAACATCGGCATCAAACCCGGTCGTCAGAACACCCACGTTGCAGATCACTTTCGTTTTGCCAGATGCAAAGCGCGAGACGATCTGCGCGCGATCTTCCAGATCGGTGTAAGCATCCATGTAGTCCGCGAATACGCCCGCCTGCACGAACTGTTCCTGCAAATGCTTGGCATGAACACGATTGACCGCGAAGCAGATCGTAGGCAGACCCTTGGCACGTTCCAACCAAGTCGAGACAATGTCCGCGACAAGGTTCTTTTTGTCCATCGCTTCGCCCAAGCCCTTAAGCTCATAATCACCGCCAAGAGTTTTGACGCCGGTCAGATCAGGATGTGCCGGAGCAAACACCTTGAAGTCAGATAGCGTGCCATCATCAATCAACTTGCTGGTTGTGGTTGCCACGATGAGCTTGTTCCACAATCCATCAGCACCCATGCCCTTTGCCCACGGGGTCGCAGTCAGCCCGATAAACGGAACATTCTTCCATCGGTCCTCGTTGAACCATTTGCTGTAGAGCTTGAACATGACATGGGCCTCGTCAATGATGACGAGATCAGCCTTTGGGATCGTCCGGCGGTTCAAAGTCTGGATGGAGCAAATCTGGACCGGCTGCTTGTAGTCGGTCATGTCGTGCTGGCCCTGAATGACCCCGATGTCAAAGATGCCATTTTGCCGGAAGCGTTCCACCGTCTGATCGATCAGCGACAGCATGGGGACGCAAAACAAAACCTTCCGGTCTTTCTCCCGCGCCATGTTGATCAGCGCCGCAGCTAGGACCGTCTTCCCCGCGCCAGTGGGTGCTTGCAGGACCGGACGCTTGGCCCCTTCCTTCAGGGCTTGTCTCAGATCATCGATGGCCTGTTGCTGGTATGGCCTGAGTTGTATTGTTGAGTTCATGTTCGTGTCCTACTCTACCTATTCTGATAGATTCAACACCTTGGCTAGGGTAGTTATCTAGAACAGTAATAGGTTGTGGGTGATAGTTTAGGGGGTCTATTGGACCCGGAGGGGGGGTCTATTAGACCCTGCGTAAGTCCAGCTTTTGGACTACGGGGAATCCGGGTCTTTCAGGCGGTAAAGATTGCTGGTCTGCATCTTGTCCCTGTAGCGCCTGACCTTCATCAAATAGCCAAGCTCGACTAGCTTGCGCAGCGACCGTTTGATGGTTGGGCGAGACATTCCCGTGTCTTCACAAAGCCGTTCAATTGACGGCCAGCATTGGGACTCGTTGTCAGTGTAGTTGGCAAGGATGAGAAGAACGAACTTCTCTTTGGTCGGAAGCTTTTGTTTAATGGCCCAAGCCATAGCTTGAAATGACATAACGACACCTATTAGTGGGGCGGATTTGCAAATTAGACAGAAAAAGGTTATTTACTTTTTCAAGTCCAACGTGCGTCGCATCCGCATGGTTGGTTTCAGAAACCCCGTCAGTTAGCGCTGGCGGGGTTTCGCTCATCTAATGATACTACCTCATTTGCCCTTCGTGAGCAACTGCATGGCGAGCATGACCGTGACAGGAATCTCAAGTTCTCCAGATAGATAGCGGTACAATGTACGCTGATGGATGCCCAAAGATTTTGAGATATCTTTGCGGAGCATTCCCATTTTCTCAACCATTTCAGCCAGTTTAATGCGATCAGAATCAGACATCGTATATTCCCCTATTTGTGACGCAGCGCCATTTTTAAATGGCATCGCGCCATAAAATCAAGGTTTATTTTGGCGGTAGACAGAAATAATTACGTCCCTATTTTTTTGCACAAAGCGCAGGGTTTCTAAAATAGCTTCGTAAACAGGCAACCTGGCGCGCGTATCATCCAGCACTTCCTGCGGGCGCTCGCCCTGGGCCACATAGCGCTCCACGATCTTGATGTAGGATCGGGCATTGGAGATCGCTGACTCCATACCCCTGATTTGTTCTTCAATCCCAATTTTATCTGCCATAGAACACCGTTTCAGTAGGCTCTGGCCCGAACAAGTACCAGCAACAGTTGTCTTTGCCTGCGCCGTCACTGCCTTCAATCCATTTCACCCTGCCAACAGCCACGATCATGGCGCAGTATTTCAAGTAAGGGACAGCCTGCCGGGTATGCATCCAGTCGGCATCAAACAACAGCCATGTCGGTGCGATCAAAGAACAGCGTTCGATGATTTGGTGCATAGGTGGCCGATCCCATGGCGGGTTGGTGATGATGTATTTGGCTCCGTTCAAGTCTGCCTTGGTAATGAAGCTGGCATCATGCTGCCGGATGCCATCATGCCGGGGCTTTACATCAAAGGCAGACACGCAGCGCAGCCCAGCCGCCTCCAGATGACGGACAAGATCGCCCGCGCCAGCGCACGGTTCGCAGAAGGTGCCGCCGGGCATCAGGAAGGGCAGAAGCGGATTCACCGCAGCCATTGGCGTGGGATAGAAGTCTAGCGCTTCGCGTTCAAAGTCACTTCTTTTGCCCATCCCATAATACCTCAATGAGACGCATGACGAACAAGATGGCTCCCGACAGGATCAGGACGGCCAGCACGACAAGGAAAAGCTCAATAACGAAGATCATTCTTTCTTCTCCCCTAATGCAGCTTTGGCTATCCGTTCATCAATCAAGTTGATGATGGCGTATATGACATCCATGGAACCCATGGCGCTGACACAGACACCGCTGGTTCCGTTGCCTTCATGAATTAACCTGCCAAGAGCTTGATACAGGTCCATCGCAGCTTTTGTACGTTTGTCATCCATCTTTCTTCTCCTCTAGTGCAGCGATAGCAATGTCCTTTTGTTTTTGTGCAAGATCAGCGTAACTAACAGCCATGCACATAGTCATTTTTGATATATCGCTTAATGCGATTTGGTAATGCCTAAGACGTTCGTAGTCTTGCTGATGCAAATCATCTTTACATTCTAAATTCCATTGAAGTTCTCTAATCTGGTCTTGCATTACCTCAACCGTTTCCTGTAATTGCCCAATCCGGTATGCGGCTTCTTCACGGGCGTCGTTGATCTTGCCTTCATCGTATTCAGACCAATCCAGCAGCCGTTTCACAAGATCATCAGTCATCTTTCTTCTCCCCTTCTTCTAATGCCGCTTTTGCCATTTCTCCCAAATCTTCCAGCAACCAGATAAGCGTCTTTGGATCGCCTGAGTCCCAAAACTGATCAGCTGTTGGTGGGTTTTTCAGCATCTTGCGTTTCAATGTTCTAAATGCGATCCGGCGCAAAGCGTCTTCATAGATTTCAGCCTTAGTCATCTTTCTTCTCTCCTAATGCAGCGCGGGCAGTGTTTGCCATTTCCTTTACCAAGTGCAGCAAGTATCCTTCAACCGCAGTCATTGGCTGGGGTATTCCTTCTGATCCAGCATAGACTTCGTAAACATCCCGTAGCGCCGCCTCTAATTTCCATACGCGATGTTGGGCGGCCCCGTGCATTTTTTGCATCGTGTAAAAGGATGACTCAAAACTGTTGCGATTAGATGCGTCAGTTGTGTAGTCGTTAAAAACTTCTCGCTTATTAGTCATCTTTCTTCTCCCCTAGTGCAGCGCGGGCAAAGTCAGCAGTGCAAATATCACAGTCTTCGTACATAGGACGACCATGCTCGCATCCATCATGCTTAGATAAAACGCCATCCTTCCGGTAAATCTTAACGTGTTTTCTTGGGACATCGCAGTCTGCTATCTTCCGCAGCGCCGCTTCCAGTTGCTGAATGCGGTCAGCGGCTTGTTCCGCTGTGCGTCCCGGTTCACGCCACCAATCTTTGACTTCACGCAGCCGCTTCACAAGATCATCAGTCATGATTACCCCCATACGGTCGTGCGACACGAAACAATGACCAAGGACTAGTAGCCATCCAAATCCTGCCAAACGTGTCCTCGTAATAGTAAACTGGATTACCAGAAATATGATCTATGAACCGATACTCTAATCGCTTCATTGGTCTACCTCCGGTAACATAGGCAAACACCCGTTTCACAAGATCGTCGGTCATCAGTTAATCCTCCCTCAAATGAGGAACGCCAATTTCTGGCGGGTATTCAGGCTTTGAACGATGTGCAAGCCTACGCGCCATTTTGAGTTGTTGCTCCAGCCTTTTAACTTCAGCTTCCAGTTGCTCAATGCGGCTGGCTGCTTGCGGTGCTGTCGTATAATCATTCTCTCCATCATCAAAAGCTAAATAACAGGAATCGCGCAGCCTCTTCGTAATGACGCACTCAGCATATCCATTTTCGACCGGTTTTTCGTAAACGTCGTCAACGATTATGCAGTCGAATGACGCTCCAGACACTCCTTCTTTAAGCGTCATTCTGGTCATAACTGACCCGTTAGAAGCGAGGCGCTGCAAGGCATCTTTCTGCCAGTCAGACAGCGTTCGGCCCCATACTACTTCGCAGAAGTACCCCCAATCATCTGCCATCCGTTTAAGATCATCACCCATCTTTCTTCTCCCCTAGTGCAGCGCGGGCTTCTTGTCTCCAATTTTCCAATGCAGAACGATACACAATCGTAAAGCATTGATGCGTCATACCGTGACTATCAATGACATAAGCAATGTCATCTTTGTCCCGCAGCGCCGCTTCCAGTTGCTCAATACGGTCTGCTGCGGCATCAATTACTTCATAATCCCAAAACATTACTCCATATTTGAATTTTAGATTTAGCAGTCGCTTCACAAGATTATCAATCATCCTTCTTCTCCCCTAGTGCAGCGCGGGCAAACTCCCGGATGTCATCAATTGTCTGGCGGGGCTGCGTCACGCTGATTGGATACCATGCGTAAATATGACCAAGCGCCTGTTCCAGTTGCTCAATGCGGTCTTTCATTTCTTGATAAGATGGCAATGGCTTGTAAACGCCATGGCGGATGAACGCAGCCCTCATAACTGAAGGATTACTATTGAAATGCCTAGCAACCATCTTTCTTGGTATGCCTAGCTCTAGCATTTTTAAGGCTTCATCTACCCTATGGCGTGGCCAAACAGAGCCATCACGTTTTGGTTTATCGGTCATCCTATATCTCCATCACTTGTTTTAGTTTTGCTTTGTCTTCATCAGGCATCCGATATCCCACTGCCCAGACGTTGTTTATGCTGATCCCATACTTTCGCAGCTTATGGCGCAGATGAGTAATGCGGACCTTCGTGCGAAGACTAAGATCAGAACCATCGTCTGACTCTCTTTGACCATACCGAACAATCACAACATTCAATCGTTCGTTCGTTGCGATTCCGGGTGTGCTGTACAGGGTCCATAGCAAGCAAGCTAGTTGCATACTCATGCCAAGCTTGCCAACAAACGGATTATCAGGCGGGCAGAGATCGTCTTTTAACTGCCTGATCTCTTCTTCAAGTTCGCTTATTCTCGCTTTCAGAAACTCCACTTCGTTCATCTGCATCGTCATGGGTATCCCCTAATGATTCTATAATGATCTGGCACTCTGGCCCTTTATCTACCCACCTCGCCACGATCCATTCGCAGAGGCAGTCATCTTCCACTAAGCCCTGGCTCACCAGAATATCGCTGATGGCCTTCTCAAGGTTACCCAAGTCACGCTTACGCTTATCAGGCCGCACAGCTAAGATCGTCAGCTTGTACGGGCCTTCTACTTTCTTACCCTTTGCTTGGCCGGCGATCTGCCACATGGCTAGCCTGCGCCAATCTGTATACTTCTGGCTGCGGTATACTCCGCCCCCCTTACTGGCCCTCCAAAGGCGGTTTACTGACGGGGGGAATGGCAGAACAAGCGTTATCATTAGTGCCAGCCTTTCGCCTCGCCAGAACCATATGAAGATACCGTTCAGCCTCCGCCTCAGAAATCCTCATCTGGTCCGCTATGCCTACCGTGTCTAAGCCCATATTCCAGAACCCTTCCACATACAGGTCTGGCCTGATGCGGTAGGGGTGCATCCCAATAGCCTGAGAAATGGCCCGAATATACTTGGGCGGGACCATATCCCATGCAGAAACTGCCTGATTGCTTAGGCCAAGTGAACGCGCCAGGGCTGTGGCATTGCCATAGCGCCTGATCACTTCCATCAAAGCCGGGTCGCGATCCAGTCTCATACCCACAAGATGACCCATTTTGCGCCAATGTCAATAGGGGTGTTGACTTATCAATCTGACGGTGTATATATACGGAACCCTGATACGGGGATGGAGAACAAAACAATGAAAATGTCAGATACGATTTCTCAGCTTGCAACTGCACTCGCCAAAGCCCAGGGCGAGATTGACGATGCCACTAAAAAGGGCATCAACCCGGCATTCCGTTCCAAGTATGCCGATCTGGCTGCCGTCCGTGGCGTCATCCGCGAGCCTTTAGCCGTGAATGACCTGTCTGTGGTTCAGTTCCCCCGCACCATCCAAGGCGGCGTGGAAGTGGAGACCATGATCGTCCACAAGTCCGGCGAGTTCATGTCTGAGACCCTGTTCATGCCCGTGATGAAGTATGATGCCCACGGCATTGGTTCAGGTATTACCTATGCTCGCCGTTATGGCCTGATGTCATTGCTTTGCCTTGCTGCTGATGATGATGATGGCAATGCCGCTGTTGAGAAGAACCCCGCCAAGGAAGCAGCGCCAGCCGCTAAGAAGCTTCCCAAGGATGAGCAGGCTGCTCTTGCCAAGGATGCGATGACTGCGGCCAACTCTGGCACGGCTACGCTCACTGCATGGTGGAAAACACTTTCTAAGGATCAGCGCAACGCATTGGATTCCGATGCTATCGCAGAACTGAAGACTATGGCTCAGGCTGCTGATGCTAAGGAGAAGACAGATGAGAATGTCTGAGCTTCATTCTGAGAAAGGCCCTGACTGGGAATCCCTATATCATGCAGCAATCTACGCAGCAGAAATCTTTGAAGATGCTCTGGAGAAAATTGCTTGCAATTGCAGCAGTGAAGATTGCTGTGATTCAGAAGAAGGATGCTTTCAAGGTATTGCTTCTCATGCCCTGTCAGAAGTTAAAAACATGAGACTGAAGGAGTTAAGGTGATGGTTGCTTTTGGCTCCTTCGTCTTCTTTGCTGGCTTGCTGTATGCGGCCATCCAAAGCGGCTATCTGCACGACAAATCTGTCAAAATGACTGACAAAGAACTGATGGGGTATATCGTGTCCGCTACTGGCGTGGCACTTATGTATGCCGGTCTTGTCATCAAAATCTATGAATGGCTTCCATAATAGGAGAATAGAAATGGAAAAAGATCAATATGAAATCGTCATCAGCACTCTGGCTGAAAAGATTGAAGACTTGCAGGACGAACTGGCTGTTCGTAGCCAAACCCTGAGCCGCTGGATCGACCGTGTCACGGAACTTCAGCATGAACTCTTTGAATTGAAGAAGACCAAGAAGCGCGGCCCTGGTCGTCCTAAAGGGTCCAAGACCAAGGCAAAAGCCGGCCTTAAAATGGTTCTTAAGGGCGGGGTGCGGAAATGAACGATCTTCAACGTACCGAAGACTGGTTTGCCGCCCGTCTTGGCAAGGTAACCGCTAGCCGCGTGGCTGATGTGGTTGCTAAGACCAAGACTGGCTACAGCGCCAGCCGCGCCAACTATATGGCTGAACTGATTTGCGAGCGTCTCACTGGTAGGCAGGGGGATAACTACCAGAACGCCGCAATGGTGTGGGGAACTGAAACTGAGCCAAAGGCCCGTGCTGCCTATGAAGCAGA